ACGATGCCCTTTTTCTCGTGACCCGCGATAGGAATCTTGTCGGTCGTTGGCACCTTTCCCTTATGTTGTCTGCCACGCAAAACGCAAAAAGTGGGAAACCACGGAATAAGCCGAAATAAAGCGGGATAAATCAGCACAAAGCTGATTGTTATGCGGTTTGTTGCGTATCACAAGTGGTATATCCGGCACGATTCTCGAAAGTGAGTTGTCAAAAAAATCGGTGCGTTTTTGCATCGATTTTTTTATATCTGTTGAAAAGGAGAAGCGTTTTAAATAACCGTTTCAAACTGTTTTAATTGCATTTTAAAAGCCGTTAAAACGCATTGTTAAGCGTTTTAACGGCTTTTCTTCTGCCTTAGTGCAGATTTAAATAATTTCCATTTATTGAAAATGTTAGCAAGGAAGTCAAGGAACAAAATCAAGGTTGTCAAGGAACTACTTCCTTGACAACTTTTTTGATATGATTATAAGAAATTCTCTCAAGAAAAAGTTAATATTGTACTATTTTATTCGTTGTCACCGAAACGGTTCTTTATCACCATTAAAATGATACCGCCTATAAGACCTATATACCCAAGTGAAGTGAGTGTAATATGTAAAGGATCGGATTCGTGATGTCCGATCATCATGAGAACAAGTCCTGCGATTATTGCTGTAATCGCAATCTTTTTAATACGCTGAACTTTAGGATCAACCGGAATCTGCTCTGTAAAATCTGTATTGCTTTGTGAATAATTCTGCTTTGCTGTTGTTGATTTACGCCGCTTTGATTTTCCCGACGAAGTAGAATATGAAATACCTGTGCCGGGGACTGAGAAAGTTTTTCTTGTGCGACCTTTTGCTGATTTTGATATGCGGAATCCTTTTGTACCCCAACTATATCCTACACCAGATTTGCTAAGATTAAGGCGGAATCCTCCACCGAGTTTAATACTTTTTCTGAAACGTAATCCCATTATTATAAACCTCCTTTTTACAGCGAACCTATAACCTTTCCCTTGCATACGCAAGTATCATCTGATCCGATCCTAATGTCCTTATACTTATTATTAAGAGAAATCAAGCGATCTTTTCCTCGCTCTTTTATGAAGCCTTCGCCATTAACTATAAAAATACCTATATCGCCGATGTTAACATCTGCATCAGCGGCAACAAGAACGATATCTCCGTCAAAGTATGCCGGCTCCATCGAATCTCCGTGGACACGAAGAGCAAAAGAAGCCCGCCCGGTAAGATTTGTTGCCGGTACCTTTATATAAGAAGTTGTATCTTCGTGCAGATACTCGCCGGCTCCTGCCGATGCCGGAAGTGCCGGGAATGGCAGAGATATGTATTGCGGCTCTTGTTTTTCTTCTGTTTCAGTCCGTTTTAATGATTGTTTTAATGGCGTTTGATTAGATTCTTTATTTTCAGCTTCGAGTTCAGCAAGGACAGCAGCTCGTTCTCTGATCTGAGCTTTTTTTATGTCATTTACCGCTCTGTAGTTAGTTAATAATTCTTCTTCATCTGGAGAGCAATTCGATAATTTCTTTCCAAAGATAAGTGTGTCTGTAGATACATTTAAACGCACTGCAAGTTTTGCAACTATGTCAGAATTAGGCGATGCTCCTTTCTTCCAGTTTGAAATTGAGCCTTTAGCTCCGCCGCACTCTGCAACTAAAGGTGTAATTTTTATCCCTTTACTATCACAAATAGACTTCAAATAATCATAAAACATACAAAAGACCCTTTCAGACTTTGTGCATTATCCACAAAGTTCATTTAAATGGGCAAAATATGTTGACAAGCCCATTTAAATGAACTATAATTAACTTGGGTAAACGAACAAGGCACACTTACCCATAATTATTTTAACATACCGCCAGAGCGGTGTCAATCGAAAACAAGCGAAAGGAGTAAGAATGACCTATAACGATAATATAAAGCGTTTGCGTGAGCAACATGGTATGTCGCAAGCGGAAGTTGCAAATGCAATTGGCGTATCAAAAGCGGCTGTGTGTGGTTGGGAGCTTGGCAATAAAACATTATCAATCGCTAATCTCTGTTGCCTTGCAGATTTGTTTTTAGTCACCACAGACGAAATACTCGGAAGGAGATCTAAATGAGCATTAAAGATAAGAAGAGAATCCTTACGGACTACTACCGTAAGCACGGCGGACTGCCTAAAGGCAATCTTGATATAGATGCCGATACCGATACAGTCGGCAATGTTTTTGTTGACGATTCCTATGTCGGAGCTTTTGATTACTGCAAGGGCGAGTTTATCACACTTGCCTGAGCCTCCCGCTTGAGCGTATCAAGCCCAGACCCGCCGACCGCCGGAAGGAAATCCGGGATAAAAAATTAGTCGGAATGAAACCGCACAGGCTGGTCGTGCGTTTACCCGACGGAAGATCGGGAGGTGCGAGACGAAAGCCGCTTCCAAATTGTCGACTACAGGATACCTATTCCTCAACAGGTGCTTAACCGTATGGCTTACCCATAAGCGATAACAACAGAGCGTCAGCCCGCCCGCTTGAGCGTATCAAGCCCAGCGCATTATGTTGACTGGCTCACCACAAACGAAGCGCAAAAATCGGTAGGAGCGTGATGACAGCTCGGAAAGACGAGCATACATGCAGACTGAGAGTTAACTGCTTGAAGTTTGCTACAGATCCTTTCCTTATTTATTTGTCGAAACGGAAAGCCGCAAGGTTTTCCGTCTGCAGGAAATGACCGCCCTGTACTGAAGATGGCAGGTCAGAAAGTGTGTTTTTATGAAGAAAAAAATTCTCTATTCTTACATAATTCCAGCAGTAGTCGCTATGATAGTAACCATTGTAATAAGATTATTGACAGATTTGTTACAATGCTTACTGCTATAGGTATTATGACGCTATTAAGAATTAGCCTTCTTCTTTCGTCTATAGTCTTCCTAATGTTCAATACACCATCTTCCGTTATTTGATATTTTACTTCCTCTAAAGGTTCACCCCATCTTGATAACTTAGAAGCAATGTAAATATATCCTATATCCGAAAGTTCGTTTATTGATATTTTTGTAGAAGCTTTAAATCGTTTCTTAAGCGCAGAAACTTTCACAGGTTCTGCTGCTTTGAAAATATACTTTAACATTTTTTCGCTATCTCGTGTTAATTGTTGCATACTATTACACCTCTCACAATTATTATATCACAATTAAGCCGAAACGGGCAACAGCCCGTCTGCAGGGAATGACCGCCCTGTACTGATGATGGCAGGTCATGTTGCTTAATGAACCATAGATATTGTGTAACTCCCTGACGGGAGCGACCGCAATATCTAATTGCAGGTCAGAAAGGAGGTTGATCAAGATGGGTGCAATGATAAGCACTGCAGAGCTGGCAACTATTAAAGGTTGCACGCCACGTTACATTAGACAATTAGCTAAGTCAGGCAAGCTTCCGGCAACGGAAAAAGCCGATGCGGCAAATAACCGCAAAGAGTATCTTTTTGACATTGATCAGATGGACGAAAAAACCCGTGAGCGGTATTATAACTCCAAGCGTAAGGAGCTTGAAATAGCACCGCCTAAAACAGTTGAAAAACAGCGTTCAAAGGCAGTTTCAAAGCCATTCGAGGAGTACACGGAAAACGAAAGACAGCAAGCGGCTGACTGGATAAAGATACTCAAGGTCTGGGAGATGTATCGGAACAAAAGTAACCGTAAAAAAGCCGATACAGATCTGCTGTTTGTAGCAAAAATGCAGCTTGATCACCCGGAGATAGAAATATCTACCGATATACTGTACCGCAAGTATGCGGCGTACAAGAACGGTGACATTGAAGGGCTCATAGATAAGCGAGGCGGCTGGAATAAAGGTCACACCGATATTCCGAAGCATATACTTGACGCATTTATGTATTTCTTCCTTGACGAGCGCCGGCTTCCGGTATCACGCTGCTATCAGCTGATGATCGAATGGGTTCGAGAATTTTATCCGCAAGATTTACCCAATATCCCCTCAGAGCGCAGTTTTCGGAGGCAAGCTGAAAAGCTCCCTCAGGCAGTAATTGCACTGATGAGATACGGTGAAAAGGCTATGACCGATAAGTACATACCGTACATAGAGCGTATGTATGACGACCTGCAGGCTAACGATGTATGGATAGCAGATAACCATACATTTGATTTTATGACCTACTGCGATAACGGTCAGAAGACCCACAGAATGTACTTAACGGCATTTTTGGATGCAAAATCGGGCGTTTTGGTCGGCTGGAACTTAACGGAGCAGCCCGATTCACACAGTACTTTGCTTGCACTCCGACACGCAATAAAGCGTTTCGGCGTTCCGAAATCGGTTTATTTTGATAACGGATCTGAGTTCCTTACGCACGATATAGGTGGCAGAGGTCACAGAACACGAAAGACATGGAATGCAGACGATATACCGCCGACTATATTGCAATTGCTTGACATTACAATGCACAATGCAATTGTCAGAAACGCTAAGGCAAAGCCTATTGAGCGTACATTCGGCACACTTAAAAACCATATCAGCCGAGTAATCGAGACTTTCTGCGGCGGTACTATTATAGAACGCCCGGAAAGCCTTAAATACAAGCTGAAATACGGCATTGTTCCCGAAGACGATCAGATAAGAGCTGCGCTCGAAATCCTCATCGACGGTGACTTCAACGTCGATGAGTACGGTGGCAAAGAACGCAAATACAAGGGCATGACAAGAATTGAGGTCTGGAACGAATCAATCAAGTACACCACCTTCCGAGAAGCAAAAGACGAGGATCTTTCGCTTCTGCTTGCGAGAACGACACGGTATCAAAAAATCAAGCGCAACGGCGTTTACATCGAGCTTGCAGGTGAAAAGCTCTGGTACTCAGCGGAAGATGCGTGGAAGTACCAAGGCGAAGAGGTCTATGTGCGCTATGATCCTGCGGAATATAAGACGGTGCGTGTCTATGACAAAGCAACAGACGCATATCGCTTTACATGGACGCTACAAACAGATTTGAACGTACCGTATATTACTAATGATCCTAACGAGATAGCCGCAGGTGAAAAGACAATTCGTGCTGTTACTCACGCCGTTCACGACTATTCGAAGGGCTTGACAGCGTCAATCACTGAGGAACAGGCTATTGATTTCCTGACGGCTACTATCAACCGTGCCGAAAGAGGCAAAGATAGGTTCAGAATTGAAAAGCCGACAAAGTTCACGCCTGTATTTTCTGATAAGTTCAAGGCGGACAACCCCGTTCTATCCGATGTCGATGAGGTATTCATCGACATTGATAAGATAAATAATAACGCATTAAAGCGGAAAGGATGATTAAACCATGGAACAGACAAAGGAAGTTTCACTGCTCGCCAAATTTGACGAGCTTGCGGCAGAAATGGGCTCGGCAAACAAAGCCGCAAATCGCATCGGCATTCCGGCATCGACAATATCAATGCTCAAGAAGGGTGCATACAGCGGAAATAAGGATGCACAGTTTGCAAAGCTCGCCGCATATTTTGACACCAAGACAGAAGGCGCAGAGGGCTACAGCGAGGTAGATTATGCACCGACAAGCATATCGGAGAAGATCTATCAGACGATCAAGACCTGTCAGATCAAAGGCGGCGTTGCGATTGCAACCGGCGACAGCGGTATCGGTAAAACAAAAGCTGTTCAGAAGTATCATTCGGATAATCCGCTGAACAGTATCGTTATCACTGTTAACCCTTGCTTTAAGTCGGCAAAAGCTGTTCTGAAGCTAATAGCGCTGGAGCTGAATGTTCCGATATCACAGTCTACCGATGATCTGTGGATAGCGATTGCGCAGAAGCTCCACGACGGAATGGTTATTATCATAGACGAAGGACAGCTCTTGACATTTCACGGAATAGAAACTATCCGTAGCTTTGCCGATTACTTTTCCGACAGAGGTCAGACGCTCGGTGTTGCATTTGTCGGCGATAACGGCATTGAAGAGAAATTTGAAGGCAAGACAAGACGTAACTACCGTCAGATAAATAATCGTAAATGGCTGTCACCTAAATTTGTTACAACCGATATCAAGCGTGATGACGTTGATCTGATGTTTCCGTTGCTCGTATCATCGCATATGGAGCAGGAGCTTGAGTTTTTGCACAAGGTAGCTCAGAGTGAAGCGGGACTTAGAGGAGCGGTCAGACTGTTCTCGCAGGCATATGACAACGGCAACTTTCACCTTAACGGTCTTGCCGCTATGGCAAAGTTCATGCGTATCGATGTACGCAGTGTTGTGAGGTGACGGTATGCACGGGAAGAAACCTACAAGGTCACAATACGATTTTCTGAAACGAGCGCATATCAACCCGGATAACTGGTTGATAGCTAAAGACACACCGACAATAATGCTTCTTGTCTGCCGGCACAACAGACAGACAAAGCTGATAAAAAAGGAATGGTATAACAAATGAGAAAGTTTATTAACAATGTGTTAATGCTTGCCGCTGCTTTTTTTGCCGGCACAGCAACTGTTAGCGTAATAGAATACGCAAACATTATCGCAGACCGTCCGGACAACTCGATCGGCGGCGAGGTGCTTATAATCCCTCTTATGCTCGTAATTCTCTACATAGGATGGATTCTTGCAAAAATGTACTTCAGCATAATAGTAGCAGATAAGATCTTCAACAGTGGATATAAAAAAGGCTATAACAAAGGCAAATCAGAATAACCTCCGGGAGCAAAGCTCCCGTGTAATGTCGCCGTGGACGGTCACAAGCCCGTGAAAAGACAGAATGCACGAAAGGTGGTGAAAGAAATGAGCAATATGGAACAGATAGAGGTAATAGTTGCCGAAGCTATGAAATGCGGTATGTCGTACGGCGAGTTCGTCGCTAAAAATCCGAACTATGTAGCAAGATTATCGCCGATTGCGGCAATCAAGAAGAAAAGAGGTCAGAAGCAGCGTGAAATCAAATAATCTACATAAAATGCGTACACCCGAAAGTGAAAAGCGAGATACGGCACAGAAATGTTACTCTTGTGAGTACAAATATCTCGATAAAGACGGTACTCCAACTTGCAAAAACAAGCTTTGCCCGATTATCGGGTTCGGGTGCTACAGACGAAAAATCTATAAAAATCAGGGAGTATAAGCTCCCTGCTCTAATGCAGCTGCTGATCAGCAACGGTCACAAGCCCGTATAAATGCAGAGTGGAGCAATAAAAACAAGGAGGAACTATTATGGCAATGTTGAAAAGTAAAAGACTTACAGCTAAGCGGAATGTTTGTCTGCCAAAAGACTTATGCGAGTATGCAGGTCTGACTCCCGGTGAAGCGATAGACCTTACGGTCGATGACAATACCGGTGAAATCCGTATCAGAAAACACGTTCCCGTATGCAGATTCTGCGGTAATCGTACCAATGCGGTAAATTATCGTGGCGTGGATATCTGTGCCGAATGTGCCGAGGCTATGTCAAAGGCGGTGATAAAATGACAGTAACTAATGAAATAATTGCCGCAAAAGTAGCCGAAATAGCAAAGCTGACAAAAGAAAAAGCTGAACTTGAGCTTAAATTCAAGGAGCTTGAAGCGTTCTTTTTGAAGCTTGGCAGTGATAAGCTCCGTGACAGTAAAAGAAGAACATGCAGTTTTGAGGATGATGACGGACATGACGTTACATACACCGAAGCCAGAACAGTAAAGATTATATCTCCTGCCGTTCTGAAGCGTTTGATGGGTGATGCGTTCGGTGACTACATCAAAGAATCGCTCGAGCCAAAGTATACTTTCAAAAGCAAAGAACTTGAGCGCACATTTGCAAGCGTTTATTCAGCCGACATCGCAGTCCCTGAACGCAAGCTGACGGTAGACGAGTTTTACGATCAGTTACCGTGCGACGATTCCGCAAAGAGCGCACTTCGCAAGAAACTCAAAGGCGCAAATTTCCTCACAGACTGTAAAAACCTAATTGCCATTGGAGGATTTTCGGAAGAGGACGCAGCGGATTACGCATATCTTTTCGCTGAATCGCTTGAATGGCAGCGTTTTATGACTGTTTTAGATACCATTGAAAGTAAGCGCACTGTAGAAGAGGTCATCAGAGCAATCAACAGTGCTATATCGGTATCTGATACTACGAAAATCACGGTGTAACATGGATATAAAGCAGAAACGCAGATACATCTACAGCCTTGGACGTAAGTGCGGACTTGTCGACGATGGGAATAAATCAGATGATCTGCACGGCTTTGTGTATCAACTCACACTCAAAGAGTCCATATCGGAACTGAACGATGAGCAGGCGGACATAGTAATCAAACAATTGCAAGCTAACCTCCGGGCAATAACCCCGGAGGTCAAGGCATATATAAGCAACGCTCAGATAGGCAAGATTTTCGGGCTTATGTATGAGTTTGCAAAGCTGTCCCCGTCAGCGGTCACCGTCAAAGAACGGCTATGCGGCATTATTAAAAAAGAGCTTGGTATTACCGTCAATCCGAAATATGACATTTTCAAAGGCTTTTCAGAACGTCAGGGTGCGGAGCTTATTGACACGATCAAACGATATGTTCGGGCGGAAAAGCGCAGAAAGGAGCGTACCGATGGCAAAATCAAAACTTGATTATCTGCAGATAAAGCATCTGACAGGAACGCAGGCGGAAATAGCTGAGGTAATCGGTATCGAAGCATACCGCAAGCTTGTC